CGCGGCTATCGTATTTGCCCCGGAAGTCGGCGCCGAGATCGGTCCCCGTCATGGCGAGAACGACGTCGCAAGCGAAGAGCGAACAATCGTTCGTCCCCCATGCGAAGGGTTGCGCCGCCGCCGCCTCGATAGCCGCCCCCATGTCGATTTCCCAGGATTGCTTGCGGACGATCATTCCGAGATGCCCCAAAATATTTTCTGATCCTGCAACGCCGTCACTTGATCGAAGCCACGGTCGGCCGGGTAATAGATCGCCTGACTCTGCGGCGTGTAGAAGAGCGAGCGCGTCTTCTCGAAGTCGACGAAGCGGTTCTCGACCGCGAGCGAGATCGTCGCGGTATCGCCGGCATCGGAGATCGCCGGGACGTCGACGCGGCCGGAGAAATAGATCGCCGGAGGCGCCAGCATCCCGCCGCCGTCGCCGGTCGCGCCGATATAGACGTTGACCCGTTGCCCCTGGCGCAGATTTTGGAAGACGAGCGCGAGCAATTCGGACGGGATGCCCGAGAGCGAGATCGTGATCCCTTGCGCCTTCATCTCCGTTCCTTCGGTCGCCGGCCCGACGCCGATCAGCGATCCCGCGCCCGTCCATGTATTGCCGCCATAGACCAAGTCGCCGACGCCCGACCAGAAGCGGAGCGCCCCGTCGCCGACGCCGGTCGAGAAGAAGCCCTCGAAGAGGAAGATCAGCCGGACGAGCCCTTGCGAGAGCGCCGAGATCAAGGCGGGGTCGGCGGCGCGCGGCATATCAGAGACGCCGGACGATCAGGACGACGAGAATCACCAGCAAGACGACGCCGAGCGTCCCGCCGCCGTAAAGATAGGGTCCGCCCCAATAGACGCCGCCGCCGCCGAAGAGAAGGATCAGGACGATCAGAAGGATGATGATTTCCATTAGAACGCCTCCGAAGCCGTGAAGGTGAGACCCGCCGCGAGCGCCGGCTCGCTCCAATCCCAGCCGTTCGAATTGCTATCGAGCCGGAAGACGCCGACCGTGTTCGTATAAAGCACGGGCGTATTGTCCGGCGGCGGGCGCTTGAGGCGCGGCCATATCCAGCAATTCGTATGACCGCTGGCGTCGGAATTCACGTTGCCGGCGCCTTCGGCGTAAACCTTGTAGAGACCCGTCTCGATTTGAAGCCAGTCGCCGGTTTTCAGGACGTTGCGGCTCGGCGTCCATCCGTCGAGTTGCAGGAAGGTGCTGGCTTGACCGGCGCCGGCAATGCGCGGCGCGCCGCCGCCGAGCCCGCGCGGATTCTTGCCGAGCGGGTCGCCCATGTTGAACGTCCCTTCCATGCCGTTCAGCGACGTCAAGAAGGCGATCCACGGCTCGGCTTCCGGGCGCTTCATGGGCGGGAGCGTGACCTGTATCTGCCACCAGTTCGCCGGGAAGACATAGACTTGCCGCTGCCCGGTGAAAGGCGAGCGGGACGCGGAGACGACGCTCTGCGCGTTGAAGCGGACGCTCTTCGGCGCGGGCGAGGTCGGCGGGTCGAGCGGAAAGACCGGCATTGTCCCTATCTCCGGAAGCTGGCGGCGAAGGCGCCGCCGCGCTTGCGCTCGTTATTGACGGCAGCGATCGCGCGATGCTCGAAGGAGTAATTCATAGCGGAGAGAGCGGCTTCGAGCCGCGCGACGGCGGCGGCGTCGGCGCCGCGCGCGTCGATATAGGCGACATTCCCGCCGCCGTTGCCATTGCCGCCGAAGATGCCGCGCGTCCGCTCGGCGCTCAAGACGTTGCCCGGCGTATCGGCATAGACGATCTCGGGACCGGCTTCGCCGACGATGGCCCAATCGCCGATCCCCATATGCCCGCCAGCCGCCATGAAGGGAAGCGATCCGCCGATGGCGCCGGAAGCCGCCGAGCCGCCGCCGACGCCGAGGATCGAGCCGAGCGTCGCGCCGCCGAGATTGCCGAGCAAGCTCTCGACGCCCGATCCGACGAGCTTCTTAAGCAAGGCGTCGAACGCGCTCATGACGTCTTGGATCGCATGGCTCAAGAAGTTCTTCCAACGGTCGGCGGCATTGCCGCTATCGGTGAAGGCGCGCCCGAGATCGGTGAGCAGGCTTCCCGCCGCGTCTTCGACGGCGCTCGCCAACTCCTTTTGCGTCTCGATTGCTTCCTTGACCGCCGGATCAGCGTTTTGCAGCGACGCCGCCATATTGGCGAGGGACCGGTTGTAGGTCTCCTGGCTGATTAGATGCCTGTCCATGAGCTTGTTAAGCTCGTCGAGATCGGCGTTAAATTTCTCCTGCGGCGTCAGGAGCGATTCCGTCAACGCCTTGGCTTCCTGCTTAAGCTTGTTCTCGTCGGCGAGTTGCTTGGTCCGCTCGGCGCCGACATGGACTTCGGCCGCGATCTGCGCCCCTTCGGCGCTCGTGATCTCGACGCCGGCTTGCCGGAGCGAGGTATTCAGCTTTTGCGCCTCGCTCGATAGGCCGATTTGCTCGTTCTCGAATTGCAGTTGCTCGACGACCTTCGCGATAGCGTCGGCTTGCTTCTGCGCTTCGGCTTGCGCCTTCGCCGCATCGCTCGCGGCGGAAGCCGCCGCCGCCTTGTCGATAGCCGTGAAGTCGGCCGATCCCGGAACGACGATATGCGGCGTCGTAAAGCCGCCCCGGTCGCCGGTCTCGCGGTCCGTCATGACGAAGCTCGCGATCTTCGCCTTGACGCGGTCAATCTGGACGCCGAGCGCTTGCAATTGCGCGGCGGCGACGTCGGCGTTCAGGAAGCCATGCGCGACCTGATCGCGAATCCGCTCGGCTTGCCCTTCGAACATCTTCAATTGCTGCCCGAGAGTCGCGAGCGCGGCGCTCGTCGCGCCTTCGTTCTCGGCGGTCGTCATCCGGTTGTAGGCGCTTACGACGGCGTCAATCGCGCCGACGAGCGTCGTCAAGGCCGGGACGACCACGCTGATAATATTCGCCGCCATGGCGACGATATGCGTCTGAAAGCGGTCTTCGGCGTCGTATAGCTCCTTGAACGCCGCGACGGTGTCTTCGCGCATGACGCGCCCGTCTTCTTCGGCCGACGCGCCGAAGGCGTCGAGCGCCGCCGCGCCCTGGCGGAAGAGCGGGTCGAGCGTCTGAGCGCCGCGCCCCAGGAGATCGGTTTCGTATCGCGTCCGCTCGGCAATGTCGGGGATGCCCGCCATGGCGTTAGCGAACTCGCTCATGACTTCGCTCGTCGGCCGGATATTGCCTTGGGCGTCAAGGAAGGAGATGTTCAATTCCTTGAACGACTCTTGCAACGCCTTGTTGCCCGACGCCGCCTCGCCGATGCTCCGCGTCAGCTTCTCGAAGCCGCCGCGCAACGTCTCTTGATTGACGTTCGCGCCCGCCGCCGCCGCCATTAGCTCTTGATATTGCGTCGTCGTAATGCCGAGTTCGGTCGACATATTGCCGATTTGAACGGCGGCGTCGGCGACGCCTTTGACGAAGCTCGCGAAGCGGTCGACGCTGATCGCCGCCCCGAAGCCGGCGAGCGCCGTCTCTGCGGTCTTGGTAACTTCCGCGAAGGCGTCGAAATGCGTCTTCGCCTGATCGCCGAAGGTCTTGATCGATTGATTGACCTTCTCGATTCCGCTGGTGAATTGCGCGAAGTCCGCCTTGACGTCGATAGTGATACCGCCCGCCTTGGTATCGGCCATTATGCGACTCCCGCCTTACGCTTGAAGAAAAGCGTCATGCGATCCGAGAGCGCGCGGCGCTCGCTCTCGCTCAATTCGACGGCCGGCGGCGGCGGCGGCGGGCGGAAGTAGGGGACGAGATCGGTCGTCTCGACGTTCGCGTCGCGGCCGGCTTGCTGGCGCATCATCATGGCTTGTTGCAGGACGAGCCGCCCCTCGCCGAACGGCTCCAATTGATCGTAGGCGATCCATTCGACTAGCTCGGCGGCGTCGAGCCGGTTCGTCAGTTCGCGGACCGTGCAACCGAGAAGCGCCGCCAGCCGGAAATAGAACCGCCGGCCGGGACGCTTCAGGAGTTTTTTCTTGCATCCTCGACTTGCTCCGGCTCTGCCTTGTTGAAGGCATTGAGCGCTTGCGCTTCGGCGTAAAGCTGATTGATCGCCGCCGGGCATTTCTCGCCGAGAAGCGCGATCTCGTCGTCGCCGAAGAGCCGCGCGCCGGTCTCGTCGCAAACGCAATGGACGAGAAGGCGCGCCCGGAAGTTCTCCGGATCAGGCTCAAGCGAGTCGGGCGACTTGCGCGACAGGAGAAAGAAGCGGTCGCGCTCGCCGGCCGACATGGTCCGGAGCCATACGGAGGCCCCGTCCCATGCGTCGACCTTCACTTCGCGGAGCGGGAGATCGCGAACGGCGAGGATTTGCTCGCGGGTCCAAGCCATGATCAGGCGGCTTCCGCGAGCGCGGTCGTCCCGTCCGTCCAATCGACGATTCCGGTGATCTCCATCCCGATTGACGCTTCGACCTTGGAATCCGCCTTGCCGCTGATCTTGTATTCCATGACGTAGGCATCGAACTCCGCGAGGCCGCCGTCGACGAGCGTAACCTTGAAATGCATGATCGACTGCGCGATCCGCGCCGCCGCCAAGGCCGCCTGTCCCGGATCGGTCGAGACGTAATTGACGGTCAGCGTGAATTGCCCTTCGTCCGGCAAGCCGGGGAGCTTCTCCTTCGCGACCGACGCGAGGTTCGTCGTATCGATGATTTGCGCCTTGCCGCCGGGACCGTCGAAGCTGATCACTTCGCCGATGGTCGTAAAGGTGACGGGCGGCGTCGCCGCCGTCGCGGCGATGATCGTCCCCTGGGTCCTGATCGCTTTGCTAGCCATGGTCTTCTTTTCCTTTCGGTTACGGGGTCGAATAGAAGGCTTTGACGTCGGCGCGCAGCGTCGCCTTGTCGGTCGGCGAGAGCGTCCCCTTGTAGGCGAAGGCTTCGAGAAGCCCGCCCGCGAAGCTCGCCGCGCCGGACGCCAGCAGCGACGAGTTGCCGATCTCTAGCGGTCCGGTGTCGAGGACCGCCGCGCCGGAAATGCCGTTCTGAAAGGCGAGCGGCGCGAAGACGCCGTCGACCGTGATCGACGGGACGTTCGACGCGACGCTCGAATCGAATTCGAGTTCGATGATGTGACGGCCGGCGAGCGCGAGCGGCGCGGTGCCGAAGACGCCGTTCCCCCCGGTTCCGTCCTGGATAAGCCAGACGCTCGGCGTCGCATCGCCGCCGCCGCGATACAGATAGACCGTCCAACTCCCCTTCGTCGCTATGCCCGCCGGCTCGTCGGCGGCGAGCGCGGCCGTATCGACGGCGGCGAGAAGATAGCCGCCGGCCGCGAAGAGCCCGGAAAGGTTCGCGTTGTCGGGCGCGTTCAAGGCTTGCGGACCATGCGGCGCGAAGCGGGTCTCGTAGGCGCCGGCGACCTTCGGGAAGCTCGGTTGATTGGCGGTCGTAAGCTGCCATGCGGTCCCGAGCGTATGGTCGGACTGATCGCCCCAGCCGACGACGAAGCCGGCTTCGGCGCCGAGCCATGCGTCGGCGGCGGCGGCGTCGTAACTTCCATCGCTCGCGAAGCCGACGCCGAGCGTCGTCGAGTTCGGATCGCTCGCGCGGCGGATTTGGTTCGCCGCGCCGCCGTAGGCGTTGCGGAGCTTGCGCGTCGAATAGCCGAAGATCGCGCCGGGGACTTTGTCGAGCGGTCCGGCATAGGTCGGCGGCGTCGGACCGATATCGCTTCCGTCTTCGTCGTACCAGAAGCGGAAATCGAAGGAGACGCGGCGCGTATGGTCTTGCGCCTCGAAAATGTCGCGCTCGGCTTCTATGGTCGTCTCCTGAATCCGGAGCGCGCCCATCATCCCGCGAAAGCCGTGCAAGGCTTGCCGGACGGCGATCCCGAGCGACTTCGCGATCCGGTAGCTTCCCTGATACTCCGGCGCGTCCGACCAGCAGTCGATTTGCAGGAGCCCGCCCGTCAGCTTGTCCGGACCATAGATCGTGTAATTCCGGTCGGCGGTGATGCGCGAGAAGGTGACGAACGGCGAGGCCGTGTTCTGCGGCGCGGGCGCGGGGAAAATCCGCTCGCCGACGATATCGGTCACGGCCGGAATCGCGAGCAGGAAGGCCCGGACCTGCAATTCGAGATCGTAAGAGAGATCGACGGCCATTATTGCGACGCCTTTACTGCCGCGTCGATTTGACCGCCAAGCTCGTCGCGGAATTTATCGATTGAGGCGTTGCCCTTGGCGTCGATTGCCGGCCGCATGAAGGGATGCGGCGCGGCGGTCTTCGTCCCCATCTCGACGAGCCGGCCGTACCAAGCCGCCTGCGCGAAGCCGATGATGTAATGAACGCGGCTGTCGCCGCGCTTCGAGACCTTGCGCCGAATGACGCGCTTGCGGAGGTTGCCGGGGAAGCGAAGCTTCGGCTTGCCCGCCGTTATCCGCTTGCCCGGCCCGGTGCCGGCGGGGACTTCGCGGATCGGCGCCCGCGCCTTCACTTCGTCCTGAATCACTTTCGCCGCCGCGCTAACGGAGCGATTGCCGGCGCGCTCCTGCAACTTGGCGGGGAGCTTCGAGAGCGTCGCCTGTAGCTCCTTCAAGCCGCTGACGTTGACGGTCACGGTCATGCTTGCCGCGCCCGCGCCAGTATCTGGACGCCTTCGCGGTAGCCAATCTGCGCGATGCTTTGGATATCGTATGTCTGTCCGTCATAGACGACGATCCACGTCGCGCCGATATCGGTCCGGTACGGCGCCATGATGATCGCGTCTATCGCGGCTTGCGTCTGGCGGCTCGCCGTGTATTCCCGCGTCGTCGCCGGCTTCACGTCGGCCCATGCCTTGGCGACGAAGCTATAGGTTCCGAGCGGCTGGCCATATTCGTCTTTGACCGGCTCGCCGTCCGGCCCTACGTCCGGCCGGTAGTAGCTGATCAGGTTGTTCCGCTCGCCCGCGCCCGGCATTTGCTTCGAGGTCATGCGATAACCTCAAGCCGGAAGGGATCGAGAAGCTCGGTCACGCCGACGCCGGGGATCATCGTCAAGGTGAAGGGTTGCGCGGATTCCCGGTTCATGAACCACGTTCCGATCATGAGAAGCATCGCTTGAACGAGATCGTCGGGGACGTCGGCGGCGGTCTCCCAGCCGGCGGTAAACTCGACGACGGGACCGGTCGCGCCGACGAGCAAGCCGGGAAGCCGCTCGTCGAGAACGACGCTGTAGCTCGCGGGATCGGCGACGGTCCCGTCGTCGGCCGTGACCTTGTCGACGGACTGCAACGGCGCCTTGGGGAGCATGTAAGGCGAGACCATGGTCTCGGCGACGAGCCGCCATTTCTGAGTCAGGACGGCGAGATCGCAATAGCGTTGAACCTCGCCGACCGCCGACCGGATCATCCGCTCGATCATGGCTTGTTGCGCGACGGCTTCGGCGCTCGCCGGGTCGCCGAGCCGCAGATGATCGCAAGCTTGCTCGAAGCTGATCGGTTGTTCGGTCGGCTTCTCGATCAGCGTCAAGCGGTAGCTCGACGGCGCCGGCCGGCCCCATCGCCCGCTTCGGCCCCAATAGTCCCAAGCGGTCATGACGGCGCCCCCGCGCCGCGCTTGCCGCGCTCGCCGGCTTTGGCGACGAGTTGCCAGTCGGCCGAAGGCGGCTCGCTCGTCGTCGAGCGGACGGCGCGCCATGTCGACCGGTTCCATGCGACTTCGTCGCCGGCTTCGTAAGCGGTCCCGGCTTCGAACGTCCCGCGATGCAGGGGGAGCGGAAGGCGGACTTCGAGATTGATCGTCGAGCCGCCCGCCAGCCGATGCGCCAGCGTCAGCAAGCGCGGGTCGTTCTCGTCCATGAAGCCGGAGATATCGGCGAGGCCGTTCGCGATCAGCCGCCAGTCCGTCCCCTCGCCCGGCTCCTGATCGGTGTTATTGAGCGCTTGCCAGAGACCGCCGCGATGCGTGACGAGCGTATTGCCCCAATAGACCAGCCCTTGGACGAAGTTATGGATCATGCCGATTTGCGCGACTTGCGTCGCCTTCTCCGCGAGCTTGCCGCGAATCTCGGCTTCGAACTTGTCCAAGCGCTCGCGCATCTCCTGGCGAATCTCCTTCCGCATTTCGAGAAGCATCGGCTCGACCGCGTCGAAGAAGTCCCGCGCGACGTCGTTCGCCGTCGTCATGCTGCCCATCGCGCTAACCTCCGGCGCGCTTCGGCGGCGAGCGCGCTCTTCACTTCGTCAGGAGAAGGAGTCCCCGGCGGCGGCGCGACGCCCGGCGGGAGCGAGACGTGACCGAGCATCGTCAGGGGGATCATCTGTTGCTGCATGAAGACCTGATCCCCGCCTTCGACGGGATTGAAATAGAAGGCGGCGGCGCGCCCTTCGTTCGGCGTCGCGAGCCCGCCTTGAACCGCCTTGGCCCAGGACGTCGTCCGGATATCGAGATCGGTCTTGAAAAGCTCGTCCGTGTCGAACTCGACGAACTCCTTCGTCGTATCGAGTTCGAAGAAGGCGTTGATCCGGGCTTGCAGGGATTCGAAATGCGCGCCGAGGCAAAGCGAGTAGTAAACCCGCATGAGGCTTTCCACGCCGCGCGCCGCGAGCGTCGAGATATCGCCGATCAGGGGTCCGGGAAGCTGGAAGACGCGGGCGACGTCGTCGGTCGTATATTTCAGTTGCTCGATCATTTGGGAATCGACGGCGGTCAAGACGACTTGCTTATATTCGAGCCCTTGCTCCAGAACGGCGGTCTTCCCGGCGTTCGACGATCCGGCGTAATTGTCGCGCCAGCGTTTGCCGATCTCTTCCGCCTTCTGGCGGTCGAGCTTGTTCGCGGTCGTCAGATAGCCGGAGGGTCGCGCGGCATTGCCGAAGAAGCTCGCGCCGTAGTTCTGGATATTGGTCCCGGTCGAGATCGAGGCGGCGGCGGCGACGAGCGGCGACATTCCGAGAATGCCGCTTCCGTAAGTCAGCATCCGGTGATGCAGGATGTAGCGCGCCGGGACCATTTCGGAGACCTGGATATCCGCAAGCTGATCGACGGCGAGCCGATAGAAGACTTCGCTCCGATACACGTAGGGAATGCATTTGTCGGACGCGAGCGGATACATCTCGACGACCTGATTCCGGCCGTTCAAGGTCGAATAGATATAGCCGTTGCCCCGGTATAGCTGAGACGCGACGAGCGCCTTGATCACGTCGAACTGCGTTTGATGCGGGTTCGGCTTCCGCCAGACTTGGACGATTTGCGAATTGACGATCTCGTCCCGCCCGCCGTCCGCCCGGCGCTTCCAATGGCGCAGCGGAATCTTCGCGATATCCGACGAGATGCGATCAATGGCGGCGAAGACCGCCGAATTCGAGAGCGCGAAGTTATAGCCCGGCGGCGCCGATCCGAGTTGAAAGGCGTTGTCCGGCCATACCATCGTCATGTAGGACGACGCGCCGGGGATCGGGAGCGGCTCGCGAATGCGGAGCGCGCGGAGCAAGCTCCCCGGAAGCTGGGAAAGCTTCATTTGCTGCGCGTCTTATAGCCGCGTTGCCGGTTCGGCTCGCCTTCCATGGCACGGTCGCGCGCGACGGGCGACGGCTCCGGCGTCTCGCGGCGAAGCGCGCGGCGGGCGACGAGCCGCTCGATCTCGCGCGCTTCGGCGTCGCTCGGCTGATCGGCGACGTCGATATAGTCGTTTTGCTTGTGAACTTCGCCGCAGAATTCGAGCGGTTGCATAGCGAGATAGCGAGGCATGACGGCCCTTTCATGAGAGAGCGGAGAGCGGCCGGGCGAAGCCGCTCTCCGTCCGGGGTTCAGACTTTCGAGACCGCCCAGGTAACGGCTTCGTCGCGGCGGCGCGCCCAGGTATGCGACATGCGAATCCGCATGAAGGTCATGTCATTCTGAAACGCCGAGTAGTACGGCGCGGCCGGCGGCGTCGCCGGAGCGCTATCGGACTGAATCGACGCTTCCTGCGAGGCGTCGATAACCGGTCCCATGTCTTCGGCGAAGAGAAGCTCGGCGCAGTCGATCAACGCGTAAGGCGCATCGCCCGCCGTCCCGCCGAAGGAGAGCGAAAGGCTCGTCGACGTGATCACGGGATAGCCGAGCAAGAGCCCCTGATCGAGTTCCGCCTTGAAGCCGAAGAACTCGCCGGGGACCGTCCGCAGCAATTGCAGATAGAGCTTCGTCCGGGGATGCATGATCCAAGCCGGCGCGATCATGCGGACGTTCGCATTGATGAGCGCGCCGACCATGGCGCGGAGCGCGTCGGTGACTTCCGACACGGTCGCCGCGAGGCCGATATCGCCCGCGACGTTATGCGCGACGCCGAGAAGGATTCCGGCGGGATTGTTGCCCGCCGCCGTCGCCGAGAAGAAGAACCCGTCGATGGTCGCCGCCGTCCCCTCGATCATGTCGTTTTGGACGAGTTGCTCGCTCGACGGGTCGGACCGGCGAAGGAATTCATTCGTCTGCGGGACGATCACGGCGAGCTTCGACGGCGTCAGGTTCAGTTGCCCGAACGTCAGCCGGTTGACCGGGATCGACTGGCCCTCGCCGATGTAACCGCCGACGACGCCGCCGGTTTGCTTCGGGATTCGGATCGATCCGTTATTCAGGAATTCGAGATGCCGGACGTTCGGCAAGCGCGGCAGGATGAGCGCCGGCCGGAGCATGTCGATAAATTCCGACTGCATTTGCAGGATCGTGACGAGAGCGCCGCCGCCGCCGGCCCCGACCGCTTCCGTCGAGTTGATCGGCGCCACGGCGGCGCGATGGACGAGCGCGGCGAAAGACTTGTCGCCCCATCGGGATTCGGCATAGGAAGCCGCATTCCAGACGCCCGCGACGGAGATCGCAATCGCCATGCGGGTAAAGCCGGCGCCGCGATAGGCGTCCATGACGGGATTGCCGTATTTGCGCCGGCCCTTGTCGTCGACCGTGGCGACGATCTCGACCGGGACTTCGCGATCTTCGCGGCCGGGTTCGACGCGGACGGCGCGGAGAGAGAGCGCGCGCTCGTCGGCTTCGAGCCGGTCAAGCTCGGCGTCGATCCGCGCCAGTTCGACGCGGAGCGCCTCGCGGGTCGCCGTCTCTTCGGCGCTCAAGTCGCGATCTTCGTCGAGCGCCTTCGAGATCAGGGTCTCGTAATTGGCGACCGTATCGCCCCGCGTCTTGCGGAGAGCAACGATCTTTGCGGAGAGCTTCGACATTTCGGGTCTTCCCTAGCTGGCGTGACCGTGTCGCCGGTCAAAATCGCGGGAGCGGAGACGGAGCAACTCGATATCCGCCTGTAGCGCGCGCCGACGCGAAGCCGATAAGCCGGACGCGGCCGGCTTCCTGTCGGGAGAAAGGAGATTGCGGAGCCGCTCTTCGCTCAAGCCGAGCGCGCGCGCTTCCAGTTGAACTTGCACGGCGTCTTGATTCGCCGGGACGGTGACGAGCGATAGCTCGACGAGCTTGTTCTTCCGATAGACATAGCCGAGCCATGCCCCGGTCGCCGGGTCGCGCCGGTCGGTCTCTTCGCCGGGAATGAAGCCGACCGAAACGGCGTTCAGGAATTTATGGCGGACGAGCGTCGCGAGATATTTGGTGTCTTCGTTCGCGAGATCGTCCGGGACGAAGGCGATCTCGGCGAGCGTCCGGGAGCGATCCGGCGTGACGTTGAAGGAGGTCACGCGGCCGACCGGCAACGCGCGGGTTTGATGCGCGAAGAGCAAGACCGGGTTTTTCCAATAGTCGTCGAGAATCCAGTCTTGCTCGATCACGTCGCCGTACCGGTCGACGGCGTTGCTCGACGCGACGAAGGTAAAGCTCTGATCCGAGACCGCGTCGCGCTCGATATAGGTTTGCTCGACGACTAGCTCGCCGGTTCGCGGACTCCTTGTCCGATATTCCAAGCCGTCCATTTTGCGGTCCCCATAACGAAAAACCGCCGGCCCTTTCGGGCGCGGCGGTTCTCAATTCCGGCAATGCCGGCATTAATTG